TCTCGTATTATTTTCTTTGCAATAAGGCTCTGCCAATCTTACTATATCAATCTGTTTTAAATTACGTTCTTTCATTAGGGCAACAGAATTTACGGCTTGGGCGAATGGGGCGAAACAGGCGGATTGATATTCTCAAATTATCGCATTGAGGAATTTGAATCAAGAATGTAAACAATGACATTGAGAAAACGTTTAAAGCCTATATTTCAACCGATATACCCGAAAAAGAGGCACGTCGGCTGATGAGTATAGCCGACAGCGACAAACAGTACGAAGAACTACTTGAACTGTACGACGAAACAGACGACAAGACAGTCAAAAAGGAAATTCTAAACCGCATAAATGCACAGGCATACGGTGCGAGAATTAGCCGATTAGAGGGATTGAAACGTAATGTGTACATCTATTTCAGACACGTTGCGAATGAGGCTATAAAGGAACAAAAGAAACTGTATGACAGTGCGGTAAAGACGGCTTATTATACAAACATATTTGATACTGCACAAGGTTTAAACTGCGGTATTGATTTTTCACTTGTACCGCAAAAGGCGGTTAATAAAGTGTTAAGTGAGCCGTGGCACGGTCACAACTACAGCGAGAGAGTGTGGATACATAACGACAGATTTATACAGGCAGTCGGACAAACGATTGAGGACGGTATAATCAGCGGTCACAGTGTAAGCCGTATGACTGATAAGCTGATTGATTACGTCAAAGATACTGCACCGGGTGGAATACGAACATCAGCCGAAACTCTTGTGAGGAGTGAAACGGCGCATTTTATGAATCAAGGGCAGAGAATGGCATATGAGGAAATAGGCATAAAGCAGTATCGTTTTGTTGCGGCACTGTCTGAATTAACGTGTGACACCTGCGGTAATCTTGACGGTAGCGTGTTTGATACCGACAAAGCCGTTGAGGGCGAAAACTTCCCACCGATACACCCGCGTTGTCGGTGCGTTACGATTATGGCAGACGTGAATTTGACAAGTCGTATTGCACGCGATCCGCTTACGGGCGAAAATTACAAAGTTGACGGAAGTATGACGTTTGACGAATGGAAAAACAGTCTGTCGGACGAACAGAAAAATGCGTTAAAATATGTTGCAAATAGTGAAAAACGTGGTATAATAAAGGTAGATAAAGATGTTGCACAGGCTTCGCAAAAATACTTAAACAAAAACGATATGTTGTATATAAATTCAAAAAATATAAAGCAACTAAAGGGATACGAGGACATTGTATGTCACGGAGATAGATACAGTTTAGTGTTTAAAGATATGAATGGCGACGAAAGCAATGTTTCAGCAAAAGAGTTTGTTGATATATTAAAGCAAAACCCCGATTATAAGGGCGGTAATATTCGACTTATAGCTTGTGAAGTGGGTGCAGGCGAGGGAATTGTACCACAATATATCGCAAATGAATTAGGGGTTAAAGTATTAGCACCTACGGAAGTGGTTAATGTATTTCCGAATGGTGATATGTGTGTTGCGAATGACATACAAGACGCATTGCAAAAGAACGAAACTGGTGAATGGAAAATGTTTGTACCAAAAAGGAAGTGATAGATTATGCAACTTATAGGTTTTAAAGAGTTAAGCGGGTGTAATAGTTGTTCAGAAAGTTTACATAACAATATATCTGATGTTGAATGTGCAAACAAGAAAACAATATTAGACTATTTAAAAAAGGGAACATCTATCTTTGTGCGTACAGATATTTTGCACGATATATTTACGGGTGATACCATATCGTATGAAAATTGCGTTTTAGGTGATAACAAGTACATATGGAGCA